TCAAAGCGTGTTTTTGTAACGGAAAAGAACCCGGTCAAAAAAGCGCGGAGTAGGTTGCGGCAAATCATCGCCATAGTCAAACCCGTACTTTACGCGCTGGTAAATTGCGTGCATTACGTCTTTGGGGCTGCTAGTGTTCCAGCCAGCGGCGTAAACAATTTCCAATTTATCGCCCTCCACGGAAGGCGTAAGGTACCCGTTTAAAAGCGTGTACTCAGTGTCGGCCACGCCGTCCACTTTCACGTATGTAACCGCACCAATGGGCCAAAAGGGTAGAGTCATTGACTCTACCCAATTGGTAACCACGGTAACAGTTGCGACTCCCACCACTACCTGGGCGTAGCTTAAAGCTTCGTCACAGGCTGCACTGTATAGGAAAGTTAGCAAACTGTCGTCTGCGCTTCCGTCTACTCTGCAAAAAGCCTTTACCTCAGTGAGGTTAATGGCTGCGGGTGTAAAGTCAATTGTAGTCATTAGATTGTAACGTCGTCAGCAATTACAAAGCTCTTAGGACGCAAAATAGCGATGTCCATAAAGCGCTCCACGTAGATACGTACAGTTGAACTCAGCATTTCGGTGTAAGGGTCAATAAGCAAAGTTGCACCGCCCCAAAATCCGATTTGTACGTCCTCAAAGTTACCGAAAAGGATGCCGTAAGTGTCAGGCGTTCCGGTGGTCTTTTTGCTCAAAGTCGTAGAGTAGATATTGTAACCGTTTGCAGTTTGGACGGGGTCCAACATACCCTCCACCAGGAAGCGCCCGCTACCAGCGTCTACTTTTGTCTTTTTCAATTTAGCCACTACGTTAGGATGCGTAACGTAACCCAGGCGTCCACCCAAAGCGTCGTTAGCTGCCAACAAAGCCTCCATGTCTACCAAATCATCGTAAGTCAAAGCGCCGAGCGCCAAGTCCTGAGCCGTACCGTTCAAAGCGGTGTAAATACCAGTAGGCTGGTTAGATGCTCCGGTGCCGGTCAAAACTGCCTTTTCTAAGCCTTTGTTAAAGCTTTGGTTTAATTGGTTAATCATGCGCGCCTGGATGCCCTGGCTGTATTCCTGAGCCAAAAGCTGGTTAGATACGGCGGCTGCAATCACTGAACGCTTTGGCGTCATAGTGATAGTGCTGAACGTCAAGTCCTGAGCGGAAGCGGCACCGGTTTCAGTGTTCCAGTTGAGCGTGTAGTCAGAATCCTGAACGGGAAACTGTACGTTTCCAGTCAAGCCCTCAGCTACTGAGCACAAAGAAAGCATTGGGGTATTGGGGTACAAAAAGTCCACGTACTTACCTGGGTCCGTGTAAACCAAATCACCGCCCAAGTTGCCACCAGTTCCACCAGTAACGGTGTTGGTACGCAATTCGCGGTTTAAAAACTCAGGCATGTGGATTGCCGGCTGGCCTTCACCGCGGTGCTCTACGCCCAGCTTATTGCGCTCGGCAATACCTTCCTGGTTCATTTCCGCTTCAATACCGGTCAATTTGCCGTTGCGAGCTTCGCGGATGGCCTTTACGATATTGAAAGAGCGGATGTCTTTCTTTTGTGAAGCGGAGAAACCTCCAGCAAAAGCTGAGGCGTCTACTCCAGCTGCCGAATTTTCGGCAGGGTCTTGGATGTTTTCCATTTTATTAGGGGTTAAATTAATTTCATTTTCTATCACCTGTGCCGCGCGGGCGCTCTCCAGGCTTCGCATCGCCACGGCAGTGGATGGGTTCGCACCGCGCGGGGTCAGGCTTATGTCGTAAATTTCAGCTACTTTACTAATAACACGCGTGGGCTTTTCGCCTTTCACGTTTTCCCAGCGTTCCTCAGCGACCGTAAAGGCCCAGCTTGCCTGGTCTAAATCGCCACGCTCTACTAAGGTGCGGGCTTCCTTGCCAGTGGAGGTTTCGGGTGCGGTAAACTCAAAGTACAGCCCCTGGTCATCCGCTCGCAGCTCTAGAGTGCCCTTGCCCTTATTGCGGCGTGCCAGGACGTAGTCATAGTTATGGTTCAGCAAAGCGTGGATGTCGTAGGCGTCTACCTCGGCAAACGCGCTGCGCTCTATGCGCTCGTTAAAAGCGCCCATGTCGTAAGCTTCATAGTTGGCCGCATAGCCAAAAATAAGCCCTTCCTGAGCCCCGCCGTTAAGCGGTAGCGTCCGGACTTCCCTCTTCTCGGTTGATTGTTCCATTTTGTATGTCGCCAGTTACGCTCATATGAGCGGGTTTGTTAAATTCGTCGCCGCCTTCAATAGGCGCCATGCCTTCGCTTTTGCGGATTTCGTTTGCGCTAATTGCGCCGATATTCCAGTAACTTACGTTTCGCTGAACCTGGGCCATCATGTCGCCGCGCATAAGGCTTTTAAGGTCAAGTTCAAACTCCAGCGCTCCGGTTACTAGTTTATTGGTAAACTCCATTTCAATCTGTTCGCAAAGCGGACGGATGCAGTCGCTTACAAATTGTGCGTTCTGCGCTTCAATGGATGCGTTTTGGCTTGAGCCCTGCATGTGGCCCACCTTGTGAGGCGGCACCTTAAAAATGCGGCAAATTTCTTCAACACTGAATTGCATGGACTCAATATACTGAGCTTCCTGCATTGAGATGCTTACCGGTTTGTACTCCGCTCCAGCTGTCAGTACGGCGGTCTTACCGCTGTTCGCTCCGCTGTACCGCTGGTCAAACTGGCGGCCGAGGTCTTTAAGGCGCTCTACGTCCCGGATGCTGCCATCCAGTTGCAGTATGCCCTTTGGCATTGCACCGTTGCCGTAGAAACCGCCCAGGTGTTTATTAGCGGCCATAGCCGTGCCAATAGTTTCCTTTGCGTAAATAATAGGACTGAGGCCGTTAATGCCGTCTATGGTCCACGCCTTCAGGTGAATTATTTGCGACGGCTCTAGGCGCATTGTAACGCCGCCCGGTAGGTATAAGCTGTAAATAAGGCGGCCGCTGGTAGTATCAATAGTAACCAGGTCGGTGTCTATCATTTCCAGCGCCGTAATGCGTCCGCGGTTGCGCACTGGCAACACGTAGGCATTGCCGCGAAGCAATAAGCTATTGACAAGCGCCTGCCGCCAATAGTAGCTATTGTATGCCTCGGACGGCTTACGGCTTACCAATTGATCCAGCTGCCCCTCAATTCGGACTTTACCCTGCTCCGTTTCCGCAAAAAGATGGAACGGCAAAGAAGCAATTGTATCTGAAATTAAAGATACGCAAGCGTAAACAGTGGGTACCGTTGGCGCGTTATTGCTGTTTACCGTTTCGCCGGCGTTGGTTTGGCCTCCACCGATAAGCTGAAAAAGCCAAGGCTTCGGGTTAATAATGCCCGAAATACTCCGGGTTACTCGTTGTAAGAATGAGGCCATTATGCAAAGGTTACGAAATACATTTTAACTAAACAAAAACAATATCTTCCTTTTCGTAAATACTGGTATTAGCCTGGGCATTGTGGACGTACCCGGCCAGCGCTGTAATGAGCGCGGCGGTGCCGTCTATCTTATCCGGTGCCTTGGACTTGTTAAAGGTCCAATTATCATTTTTATCTATTTGTAGGTTTGTGTTGCTGATATGCCAGGCAGTCACCGGGTTGCCGTCGTGCCCTATGCGTTTCTGCTGGACTAGTCGGTACAGTAGCTTCATTGGTTCGTTTATCATTAGCACGCCCTGACGAACCTCAAAACAAAACTTTGCACCGTAGCGCTGCCGTACCTGGTCTATGGTTTCGGCCGCGTTCCACGGGTCAAAAAAGATAGCCTCCACCGGGTAAGCTTCACAAACCTCAAATATCTTACGGACCCGATCAGGTGTGGTATTTACCTCGCCCTCTATTACCTCCACGTGCCCGCCCTTCATCCAGTTGCGGACCAGGTTAGGGTATCGGTTTTTTCGTTTGTCCATGCTGTGCTGGGTAATTTGGTAGAATTGCTTTGTATAAAAGCGCTCCCCCCCGTCCCAAAACAAAAGCACGTAAGCTGTCCAGTCATTTACAGCCGCAAGGTCTACGCCCATATAACAACGCCAGGTACCTAGCCCTGCCGGTTCCTTTTGAATGCAGCGGTTCCAGCTGCCTAGTTCAATATAAGGCTGCGCGCTTCCGGCCCATTGGTTAAGGTGGAGCTTGCGTAAAGATAAAAGCGTAGGTTCGTCAAACTTAGCCGTATTACTCAGTTCCTGTAAGTATTCCAGGCTTACGGTCACGCCCAGGCTAGGGTTTGCCTTAGCCCATACAGCCGGATCGTGCGGGTCCTCCGTGTCCTTTGCTCCGTAAATAATGGGCAAAAAGCTGGGATCATCTACATCACCATTTAAAACTTTGGTTGCATATTCGTGCCATTTGTGTGCAAAGGTAAAAGCACCGCCTGCCGTGGTAATTGCTATCATTTGGCTAGGACGTGCCGCCATGGAAGTGCGAAGCGCCTCCCATAGCTCCGGTCCTTTGTGCTCGTTCCATGCGTGAATTTCGTCGCACAGTATTAGCGACGGGTTAGCGCCGTGGTTACTTAGGCCGTCGCTGGTAATAGTTTTAAGAAACCCCGGCTTATTGAGTAGGTGTATTTCTTTCCGGTAAGGTATCAGCGCCTGCTTTAGCACTGGATTCATTAGAATGGTATTGCGGACGTAGCCGAATAAGATGCCCGCCTGCTCCCTGGTGGCTGCCGCAATAATAACCTGGGGGTTCGTACCGTCTTTCCAGCCTTTGAGTAGGTGGGCGATTGCCAGCATAGCAATAAAAGCACTCTTTCCGTTCTTACGTGGTATTTCCAGCCATACCATCCGCTTCCCTTCGCTTCGTCGGATTAGGTCACGCTGCCACTCCATTAAACGTACCGGTGTACCGGCGGCGGCGTCCTCAGTGAGTACACAATACCGCTCTATTGTTTCCTCCGTCCAGGTCATAGCTCTAAGGTAGTTTGGTTGCTCTGCTCTTTGCGCAGTTTTTCAATCATGCGCTTAGCCTGAGCCAGTGAAGCTATGGCCGGGTTACTACGTATAACCAGTTGGCCGCGGTCGGTTTGGGCTTCAATGATTGCACCGTGCTTTTGGATGCTCGCTTCGCAGTCATCTTTGACGCGTAGCCATATTTCTAGTTCCTGGTTCATAAAAAGGGGAGTTTGAGGTCGTCTTGATGGAGTAAAGACGAGGCTGACGCGGAATCGGGCT